GGCGGAAGGGGGCCGCGGGTCACCCATTCGCGCACTCCGGGCAGGGGCTTTCCCATCTGGGTACGTCAGGCTCGTCGGGCATGATGTTCTGCACGACCCGCGCGCCCCCGCACGTCTCACACGGCGTCATAGTTCTCCCCGCAGGTGATCGTCACGTATTGACCGTCAGCCTCGCCCGACAGGGAGGCGATGCGTCGGATGTAGCTGCCGGCGGGGATGTATCCGCCGGGGACCGGTTCGTCGTCCGTGATGACGACCTCGACGAGATCTCCGGGCCCGTACTCGAACGGCCACGGCGACTGATTCGCGGGGACCCGGAAGGACCAAAACTCCCACGGTCGACGTGCGGTGCGCAGCGTCTCGGTGTTCCACTTGCGCAGGGTGTCCTGCGTGGAGGTGTTGGACGATGCTTTCGAGCTCTGCTCGAGCAGGAGCCCGCCCATGTCGACCAGGTAGGGGTCGTAGAGCATGTCGACCAGGGTTCGGTCCTGCGAACGCCCGCCGAAGGACCAGGACACGGACCCCATGCTGGTGGGGTTGGTTCTGATCTTGAGTTGGGAGGTGCGGCCGATCTCCCATGAGAAGACCGATTCCGACTGCAATCGTGGAGCCGTGGCCGTCCCTGAGCGGTACTCCCACCCGAAGGCATCACCCGTTCGGCGGAGCTCAAGCCGAATGTCCGGGCCGTTCTCGAGGCCGGCGAGGTTCTCCCACGCGCGGTCGACGTCCATCATGTCGACCGCCGGATACGCCTGTACGGCGATACCGGGCCGGTCGGGGTGGTAAGCGATCGGCACATCCACCCACGAGGGCCATTCGCACGCCTGCTGCAGCAGTCGCTTGCCCACGGTGCCGTAGTCCACGCCGGTAATCACCGTGTCCATCTCGGCGCGCGGGGCGCCCTCCGCGTCTACCAAAGGCTGAGTTAGCGCGGACACCGGCAGCACGTTGCGGTAGGCAAGCGCGGCGCGCAATCCCCGCGCTGACAACTGCAGCTTCCCCGTCTCGGCGGCGAAGTCGTGCGGGAGAATAGGACCGCCGAGGTAGCGCCCCCCGATGTCGACGGCGATGCCGTGGTTCCATGCCGAACCGAGATTCGACCAGCCCCGGGCCGCCTCGACCGCGTTCGCGAGGTTGACGGTGACGCTCACGGTCTCGGCCGGGTTGCCTTGCCACTCCCACGACGCTTCGGCGGGGCGGAACTCCGCAAGGATAGCGCCTCCGCGGATCTCGAAAACAAACGCGTTCACAACCATGCGGACAGCACACGTCCCTCCATGGATGGGGCACCCGAGGGGTTGGTGACGTCGAACTGGTAGGCACGAGTGGAGCGGGCAGGGACCTGTTCCCATTCGCGGAAGGCCAGCCACCGCGAGACGTCGGATACTCCGTTGTAGAGAGCGCGCCGCTGCTCGACGTCGATCTCCACGAAGTCTCCTTCGGGGACGGGTCGCGTGAACCCCACCCGCGCGCCCGTCTCGACGCACGTGATGGTCGCTGTCGCGAACCCTCCGTGCAGGCGGAACGTCACTGCGGGCGAGGACGTCTCGCCCGAGTTGTCGAGAGTGATGCGTCCGTTCGTTCCCCCACTGGGCCAGACGCGGGGCCACGTGAGCGGCCACGTCTCACCCTGCCCAGCAGAAGGGGGCGCTGTCGACGTAAACACCGCGTCCGCATAACGCCGGGGATCACGCGCAGAGAACAGCACCTGATATGCGGCTTGCTTACCCCAGACCTGCGTCGTGAATGACGGTTCGGCCACACGCCGAACCATCGCAAACTTCTCGCCTGAAGAAGAACGGACTGTGAGCCGCCCAGCGCTGCCATCTGCCAAGACGGACGACAGCGCTCGGCGCGCTTCTTCTTGCTGCACTGGGGTGTTCGTGAGCACGAGCCCCGAAATCGTGACCATGCGACCGGATAGGTAGCCGCGCGCGTCAACGAGTCCGTCGCGATTGGTGAGTTCATCCTGATTGAGACGCGAGACAACGCCGTCGAACCACCCACGGAGACCGTCTTCGCCGATGGTGTACGTCGCCGCCTTCTCTGTTCCGTCGAGGACGAGACCTCCCACGATGGCGAGAACCATTCACCTACTCCTCAGCGCGAAATCGAACTTCTCTGCCGCCATGCGCGCCACCTCCGCCTCGGACATGCCGGGCAAGGGTTGCACGTGCACGTCAACCTGGGTCGTCGTGTTGTTGGTGACGTAGGTTGCCCCCTGCGCAGCGCCAAGACGGGCACCGGTCGCTTCCCAGATCTTGATGTTGCGTTCACGCTCGGAAGGCTTTCCCGAGATGTACGCCTCCCACCCGGTCTCCGGTTCCGCGAACTTGTGGATCGAGTTCGGCTGAGCCGCGTAGATGCCGGTCGCGAAACCGCCCGACGAGAACGCCTGCACCATGCCGCGGTGGTAATCAACGAGGTTGCCATCCGCCGAGCCGAAGCCGTACCCGCCGAGAAGGGGTCCCACCGCAGGGCTCGAACCTCCACCGATCTGCGTCTGCCCGATCATCGTGAGAGTCACCGTGCGGTTCTTGATGCTCTCCCACAGATTGGCGAACTCCTGCGCCCGCTGTGCCGCCGCCTGGGTCTTCGCGATGACCTCCACCTCGCGTGAAGTGGGGATGCGGTAAATCTGATCCGCGAGGGCACTGGCCTGGTCGGCGTTGTAGCCAAGATCCATCGCCCGATCAATCAAAGCCTGCCGCCCAGACTCAAGACTGGATCGGTAGTTCTGCGTGTTCCCATCGAGCGCGAACTGCTTGTCAGCAGCGTTCTGCGAGGAGGCGGCCAGGTCGTTCAGCATGCTGAGGTTGTCGCGGCCTACCTGCGTTCCCTGGTCGAGGCTGAGGGCGTACCCCTCGACACCGTCCTTTGCTTTCTGGATCGTCTCGTCGACCTTCGCGAGAGCGTCCTGATAGTCGATGTTCGCGCTGACCGCATCCTGACCGACGCCGTTCGCCTCCATGATCTTGTCGATCAGGCTGCTGAGCTCATCCTCAAGCGCGGAGGCACCATCCGCAGCTTCCAGGTACGCGCCCGCCGCGGACTGAGCCGTACCGGCAGACTGCTCGGACGCCGCCGAAGTCTCCCCGAGCGCCATCTTGAGGAGGGTCTGATCGTCGGCGACAACACCCGCTGCGCTGGCCTGTCGCAGCAACTCATCCCGCAGCGCAGGCATCTCATCGAGAAGCTGCGAAGCCTGCGCATCCGTGAGGGCAAACTCGTCCACCAGTTTCGAGAACGCGTTCTGCGCGGCCGGAAGGTTGGTGGAAGCCATCTCCCCGAGCGAGTCTCCGAGACGCTTCAGCGAGTCGAGCGCGCCCTTCTCGTTGAACGACAGTTCGGCCCACCGCCAGCCCGCTTCCGTGGCACGATCGAGCAGGCCAGGCAGGTTCTCGAACTGCTTCTGGTAGTCGCCAAAGACGTTCTTCTCGAACGTTCCGCGCTCCGATGCGGCGCGCAGCATGTCCATCGCACTGGCCGTCTTGTTCACCGAGTTGGTGATCTGCGCTTGTGAGGGCACGCCTGCTTCGATCGCGCTGTTGAACGCGGCAGCCGAAGCGGTAGCAGCGATCATGGCAAGACCCCACGGACCCCCGAGGAATCGGACGAACGATCCCAGACCCGAAGCAACCCGACCGCGTGAGACGTTCAGGGTGTCCATCGCGACGCGGAACTCGGCGATCTTCGGGATAGCGAGCAAGAGTCCGCCGCCGAGGAGACCGACCGCAGCGAAAAGACCCGCGACCGCTAGAGTTCCTTGCTGCACCCATGACGGAAGTTCGTTGAACCCGTCGACCATCTCGGTCAACGTCTGCACGAGGAACCGGAGGGGCCCGTTGGCACCCTCACCCATCGAGATGAACGCGGTGTCCAGGGCGCCGGTGAAGGCTTCCCAGTCGCCGATGAGGTTGTTGAGTCGCTGTGCTGCGACCTCCTGGGCGTAACCGCTGTCGTCGACCGCGGAAATCCACTCACGCATGCCCGCTTCGCCCTCGTCGAGCATCACAGCGGCAGCGCGGTACGCATCCGTGCCGAAGATGGTCTTGAGGGTGGTGGACTGCTGCTCCGCGGACATGTCGCCGAGTGCCGCCTGCAGCTTCCCCGCGTAGGCGGCGACGCCGATGAACTGGCCCTGCTGATCGAACGCGCGCAGGTTGAGCTCGTCCATGAGGGTGGCGGCTTTTTCGGTGGTCGGGTTGAGGCTGAGAAGCATCGTCTTCAGCGACGTCCCGGCGTCAGAGCCGAGCAGCCCCTGAGACGCGAACGCCGCGAGAGAGGCCGTGGTCTCCTCGATCGAAAGTCCCGTGAGAGCCGCAGCCTGCCCGCCCTGGGCGAGCGCCTGCGACAGGTCCGACACGTCGCCCATTGCCTTGCCCGCACCAGCAGCGAGAAGATCCGCGACATGGGTCATGTCGGAACCCTCGAGCTTGAACGTCTTGAGCGCTGTAGCCGCGATCCCGGCAGCGTCCGCGACACCGAGGCCACCCGCTGCGGCGAGGTCGAGAGCTCCGGCGAGACCACCACCGAGGATGTCTTTTGCGTCGATACCGGCTTTCGCCATCTCCTCGATCGCGTTGGCCGACTCGGTCGCCGAGAACACGGTCGACGCGCCAGCGTCCATCGCCGCGTCCCGCAGAGCAACCTGGTTGTCGCGAGCGTCCTTGCCGGTTGCGAGGACGTTCGCCATGGCCTGGTCGAACTCTGCGAACTTGGCGATCGCGACACCCACGCCGGCAGCGAGAAGACCGCCAGCGGCGACACCAGCCGTGCCCAGAGTGTTCAGCGCCTCTCGAGTCTGCGCCAGCTTCTCGCCCTCGGTACCGACATCACGGACCGACTTCGCGGCCTTCCGGTTGCCCTCGACGAACTCCTCGTAAGCGACCTTGTAGGAGACCTTGACTGTGCGATCGACCACGCTGACACCCCTCACGGGTAGGTATGGTGTGAACACCAAAGGGGATGGAGTCGCCGTGAAGACGTTTGTGCTGGTCGTCTACGTGCTGTTCGGCGCGCTGGCGGTCATCGCCGCGCTAGCGGGAATCGCGTTCATGATCGGCGGTGTGTTCGGCGCCGGCGTGATCCTCGTGATCTTCGCGGCCGTGCTCACCGTCATGTCGCTGTCGGTTCGCCGCTCATGGGCGCGGATGGGGTAGCGTCCCGTCGCTTCGACGCCCAAATCAGCGCGTCCGTATCAGCCGAGGGGTACAACTTCTTGTACGTCTCCTGATCCTTCGCAAGCGTGGACATTGCGTAGTCGCGCCGCGGAAGCGGGGTCACCCAGTCGTACTGGTGCGCGGGGTCAGTCGCCTCGTCGAGAGGGATCCCGAGCGCGTTCCGTGGCCGCTGCTGGTCTTCCCAATCGGCGAGGATGGCGGCTTGGTCGCTGACGCTGTACTCCGACTCGCGGACGGTGACAGCGTGTGTCAGTCGCCCGTCTTCGCTGTAGACGAAGGTTGTGACTTCGGCGGGTTCCCAGCCTTGGAGGCGCCGCGGCGAGACGCCCTGTTCCCTTGCGATGCGGACTGCCGGTCCGCTGGCGCTTTTCCCAGTGCCCTCAGTTGCGAGATGCCAGCGTACACATTCGTGCCCCACATGACCGTGTGGAGGTTGTGCCGGTTCGTGACGTCGAGAGAGTCGAACAGTTCGGCCCATGTGCTCTGGTCAATGTCTTCGCCTTCGACCTTGAGGTGATCGGCGGGGTAAGCCCGGGGCACACCGTTCTGGTCGTAACCGACGTTGGTGTCCGCGGCGTTGTTCTTCCGGGGAGGATTGCTTCCCGTGAGTTCCTGCCACGCCACCGGCAGCAACCGAGCCACCTCGACCGCGACGAGCTCGCCCGCGAGGTGCACGTTCACCGTGTCCGTCGTCGGTGTCTCGAGCAGTGCCTTCTGTTTGGCGATCAACGCCTTGATGTCTACAGTCATGCCTCACCATTCCTTCCTCACCGGCAAGGGGTTCCTGTGGCGGGGCGGTGAGGTACCCCGCCACAGGAAGACGGATCAGGCGACGAGCGCGACCTGACGTTCGGTGGGCTTGATGATGTAGATCGTGTACGACGCGGTGTCGACACCGTTCTCCACGGGGGCGTCCGCACGACGCACACCGACGACGCCGGTGACGAGGTCGCCCTTCTGCGCGACCGCGTGCGTGGCGTCATTCGCGACAGCGCGGCGCACCATGAACTGCGCCTCAGCACCCGAGATGGACAGGCCCAGGAGAATCTGGTCCGCCGAGTCGACGTCCGCGGAGGCGACCGCCTTGACCTCGAGGCTCTCGGATACCTTGCCGGGACGGGAGAGATCCTGGATGAGGGTGAGGCGCTTGTCCTCGGCGGTGGCCTGGGTGGTCGAGTGGTTCCACCCGTCCTGCGTCAGGCCGTAGGTGATGGGCTTCGCCGTGGCACCGTTCAGGATCGCGACGGACTTGGCGTTCGAACCGGTCGGCACGTACGTGATCCGGTACCGGCCGTCTGACTGGCTGGATGCCGGGGTGTTCTCGAGAGGCATGCTCTCTCCTTTCATCTCCCCGACAACCGGGGCTTCGGTTACCTCTCAGGGAGCAGAGAGGGGGCATAAGAAAAGCCCCCGACGGATCGGGGGCTTGAGGGGGTGCCGGTCAGGCGCCCGCGGTGTCCGCAGTGGGCTCCGCGTCGGGTACCTCGTCGGTCGGCTCCTTGTACGCGCGGACCCGGCCTGCCTTGACGGTGGTCTCGACGTCGTACTCGACGAGTCGAACGTCCGGGTCGAGGCCAACGGCGATCATCTGCTGTTCAGCGACGGTGAGAGCCTCCTGCGCGGCGGGCAGGTAGGTCGAACCGGCGCCGATCAGCTTCTCGCCGCGGGCGACGCCGTAATGGGTGACGGTGGTGGTTTCGGTAGCCATGACGGCCCCTCTCTGGGTTGACTATTCGGTGATGGGCTCGCTGTCGAAAGACAGCTCGATGACCTGGTACGCGACGGGTGGTGTGACGTCGTTTTCCCACTGGATCGGTTCGGGGCTAGACCACTGCATGTTGCGGGTCAACTCGCCGGGAACGTCCAGTGGGATGCCGAACCCGTCAGCGATGAATCGTGCCTTGAGCTGGGCGGCGAGGGTCGCGACCTGTTTGTACGAGTCGCCCACGATGTGCATCGTGAAGCGGGGATGCTGAACGCGTCGACCACCGGTAAGGCGGTCCTGCGTGTCGATCCCGTCCGCGGGGTAGATCACGTTGAAAGGGCGAGCAACGAGTGCGCCCGCTGACGTCTTCGGAACGCGGCCGACATAGGTTGCAGTTGCCAGGGCGGGCACGGTCTTAGACCGGGCCTCTACGGCGTCGGAATGCTGCAGCATCACCCACCCAGCTTCTTGAGCGCGTCATCGCGGGCTTTCTCCTGACCGGTGACGAAGTCGTCCAGGTTTTCCTCAAGGGATGCCAGGCCGAATCCGCGGGGGCCGACCGTCGGCGTGCCGAATTCGCTGACGTTTCCGAGCGCGCCTTGCCGGCGGCCCTTGTTGAACCCCACCTCGGCTTCGATGCGGCCGACGAGCTCGTCTACGTCGAAGTCGACTGCGTACGGCAGGCCGGGGAGCGTCGCGGATCCCTTGAGCTTGTCGCGCCACGTCTGCTTCGTCTTGAGGCAGGTGACCTTGACCGCGGTGGCCGAGTTCTTCTGCAGTACCGCGGCGGCACCGTCGAAGTCTGCGGCGAGCTCCTTGAACTCGTAGAAGTCGAAGTCCGCCACGATGCCTCCTAGGTGAGCTCGCTCACACGAAACCTGCGCGAAGTCGCGACCGACTTGATGAACGGGCCCGTCACCCGAACCCGCCGGCCCACGTTGTCCGGGTCACCCGTCACCGGGTCCACCGCAACACACTCGACCTCGTCGTCCGTGAGAATCCCCCGCACGCTCAGGGACGTGTGCCACTCGAGGCCCGTCTCCGCCACCTTCATGCCCGGGGTCTGCGCGTCACGGTTATCCGCACCGGACGCCTTGAACTTCCCCCGCACACGCTTGACGACGATCTTGTAGACCTTCGACTCGACGAGGGTGTCTGGGTCCAGGGTGGTCTGCCCTGTGTCGCGGTACACGGTGAACGTGTCACGGTGCAGCGACTCTGTGCTCGCTCGAGCGGAAACTAGCCGGCCTGCGGGGATCATCGCGCCGCCAACGGGATCGAATAAAACCCGCCCGGTGCCGCGAACCGAGGCAGCAGCGAAGCCCGCTCAGCCTCGGACACGTACAACTGCCCCGACGACATCGACGAATCGATCTGCTCAGTGAAGTCATCCCCACCCCAAGAGCGGCGCCCGTCAGGGTTTCGTACCTTCCGTTCCACCATCGCCACGATGACATCGCGGACGTCGGCGGTCGGTAGGTACTGGTCGCTTGACGGGTCGAGTGCTGTGCGCTGCGGGATGCCGGGTACGACCCGGTTGAGTTCGCGCCACGCCCGGTCCAACCAGGATGGGATGACGCGGGTCTCGTCGTCGGTGAGGGGACGCTCGATGCTGTTCTCAACATCGCTGAGCTTTGCCGGGTTGTCCACGAGCGTCCCCTCCCTGTCGTTACTCGGAGACCGACGTCTCGCCGGTGTCGATGTTGTGAGTGACCTTGACGACCGTGCCGTCCGGCTTCGTGGCCGAGTACGTCTCGATGCGGTCCTTCGCCCCGTCACGCTTCGCGACCGGACGATCGACCTTCACGACCGCATTGACCGTCCCGACCGCGATGGCCTCGGGGCCGGGCTGGGGGATGACGGACACGGCCACTTCGGTCGGGTCGGTCGTGTCAGCGGGCCCGTCGCCGGGCGCCGTAACGGACGGCTTCGTGATGTCCGAGTCGAGCGTGGTGGTCTCTTCGGTCTTCTTCGTGATGGCCATGGTGGTTCCCTTCCTTAGCCGTTCAGGACGCCGGTGAGTCGTGCCGCCGCCTGGCCCGAGAACGTGGCCATGCCGCAGTAGAACTCGAGGCGCGTGCGGTACACGGGCTTCGCGTCGATCTCGCCCAGGTCGTACGCCTGGACTCCACCGTTGGTGAGACCGGTGACGCCACCGTCGGTCTCGTCCTGACCGAAACGGACGGCGTAGATCGACGAAGCGGCCGAGGACGAACCCTGCGTCTCCGCCTGCCCGATGATCGCGGTCGAACCGTTGGTGCCCGGGTCGAGGACGGGGATGCCGTTCCACGTGGCGACACGCTTGCCCGTGATGTCCTCACGGAGAGTGTCGGTGCCACCGATGCGGCGCCCGGCGGAGATGATCTTCGCTCGGATGGCCGCGTTGGCGTAGATGGCGCCGTTGTCTGCGGTGATGCCGGGGACAGCCGCGATCAGAGCGTCCATCTTGTCGAAGAACGCGTACGCGTCCGAACCGCCGTTGCCGACGACCGGGATGCCGTTGGTGCCGGCGGAGATGACCTGGTTGCCGACCAGGCGCTTCTTGAGTCCGTCGAAAGACTTCGTGTCAACGGTGACGTCACCGTTGAAGAACGTGTCCTGGAACTTGTAGGAGGCGGCCTTGACCTTGAGCCGGGTCTGAGCGGCGCGCTGGTCGTTCAGGTTCCCGCGGGTCTGGACGATGAACTTGTCCACGTCCGCGTCGCCACCGAGGATCACGAGGGACTCGGTGAGCTGGACGAACGTGCCGGTCGACTCGGTGTACGCCTCGTTGACCGAACGGAAGGCGACGCCGGGGAGGGTGTCTTCGCGGTTGTACGCGTAGGCGTTGCCTTCGATGTTCATGAGGGGGAGGCGGTCGAGGACCGGCGACTCCTGCACGAAGATCTCCTGCACGCCGCGCTGGAGGTCGTTCTGCGAGAGGACGGCCGCCTGTGCGAGGGTAACTGCCATTGCAGTGTTCCTTTCAGGTTGAGCTCGACCGCAGAACGGTGAGCACTATTTGGAGGTGTTCGCGTACGCCTGCGCCAGTCGAGGCGCACCCGGGCGAACGTCCGGCTGATTGCCGGAGCCTGACGCCCCGATACCGGCAGTGCGGTGATCGGGCGTGTTGTCTGTGGGTTTGAGTAGGTGAGGCGAGTCGGTCTTGAGCGCCTCAAGCAGCTTCTTCACTGCGTCGGCGTCGGCGTCACCGTCGTCGTTCACACCCACTTCGGCGAGCTTCCTCGCGTCGAGGAGAGCGAGAGCTTGCGCGGGCTTTATGAACCCGAGTTCCGCGGCCTGCGCGCGCACCTCGGCGGCGCGGGCCTTCGCGTTCGACCGTTCCGTCTGCGCGGCCTCGACCTCCGCGACGCGGGCGTCGATGATCTTCTGCACGTCCTTCTCGGACGTGGGCCCGGGGCGGGACTGCAGCTCGCGGATCTCTTCGGGGGTCAGGCCAAGCTCGGTGAAGGCGCGGAGCTTGCCGTCCTTCTCTTCGATGACTGCCTGACGGGCCTTGATGCGATCCGACTCGAGGGGCAGCCCGTCGAGCCACGAGCTGAGCTTGTCGCGGTCGCCGCCGAATGCTTCTACGTCGGCGTCGCTGATTTCGATGGGCATAGCGATCTCCTTGCGAGATTCGGCACGTTGCGTGCCTGATGTGCCGCCCCCGTTGCGGGGACGGGTCAAACGAGGGCGCTGTAACGCGCCCAGAGTCGTTCAGCGAGCCGCTTCTCTTGGGCTGTGCCGTTGCGGCGGACCCGGTCGATGCGGCGGATGAACGTCATGCGGAGGACGTCTGCTTCTTCCTCCGAGATGCCGGAGAAGACGATGCCGCGGTCGGCGCTGTTCGCACCGATGGTGCGGGCACGGCGCCCAAGTATTGCTTGTTCGGCGCTGTAGAAGTCGTCGAAGATGCGGCGTTCTCCGGCGGTCATCGTGGAGCGGTTGAGCGGGTCACGTTGTCCGCTGATGAGGGCGTCGTATTCGGCGGCTCGACGGGTTGTGACGCGTTCCGTTCCGACGAGGTAGGTTCCGCGGCCCCTCCCGCGCGCGATTGCCGCGGCGTTCGTGGACTTGTTACCGAGGATGTTGCCACCCGCCACCTGAGGGCCCGTGACGTAGCCCTCTCGAGCGAGTAGAGCGATTGCCTCACTCCGGGTCTTAGCCTCGGCGAAGATCTCGTCAACCGTCATCTTGGATGGGGTGCCGAACTTGCGGCCCTGCCGACCCGTCGACAACCCGCGCGATCGGATATTGACGACTCGGTAGATGTCGGCGCCATCGCGGATTGCCTGCGCGTCGTTCTTCCCGAACAGTCGATCCTGCGCCTTCTCATCCAGCGACCCGAAGTACGCGTACGGGTCGACCGTGGTGTCTCCGGCGGTGGACTCTTGGGCGGGGATGTGACGGCAGTCGCAGTGGGGGTGAGACGGGAACCCCTCGTTCCAACGGAACCATTTCCCTGCCAGCGTCACGCAGAACTTGCACGATGGCGGGTTCAACATCCGGACCCACCCCTGCACAGCAGGACGCACTGCGATGGACGCTGCGACCGCCTGCCGGTTGGCGAAACGGACGCTGTCGAGCACGGAGCCCTGCAGCCAGTCGCCCGCTTCTTTCAGCGCGAGGACCGTATTCGCCCCAGATGCCACCGCCTGCTTGGCTCGGATAGTCGCTCCGTCGAGCAGGGTTGCAACGGGGCGTCCGTCTGCGGCTATACCGACGAATCCGCGAGGCGTCACAGACGCTTCGGCCGGCGCATCGATTCCCGTTTCGTCGAGCACGTCAGACACGTACTCGATGCCGGTGGCGGCGGCGGCGGCCTGCGCCGCGATCGTTGTCTGGACTGCGAGAGGGGCGACCGACTGCCAAGAAGCATCGAAGTCACCCGACATGCCACCCCACGCGCGAGAGACCTGACGAACAGCCTGCACGCCAATGGCCTGCTGCTGCTTGTAGTGGTCAACCGCCGACGTCGGAAGCATTCGTCAGCTCCGTCTGATCCGTCACCACCGTGTCCGGAGCGGTGACATCTTGGAACGGGCGGGCAGCAAGTGCCAGAAGCGAAACCTGCTGCTCGTCCTCCGCCTGGTCGATCCATCGCTCCACCTTCTGCGGTGTTGCGCCGGGGATCATCTCCCATGCGGACCGGCGGGGGAAGCCCTGCGCGATGAGTTTGGTGATCGCGTCGATGATCTGCGCGAACGACCGCGCCTCAGCATCGGCCCACACGGCCTCAGCGGCACCGTACGCGTCCGTATTTCCGGCGGCGTACCACGCGAGTTCGGACAGGTCCGCGTTGCCCTCTCCGCCGGAGAGTTGCAGTTCCTTCACCAGCGACGCGAGGGTCGATTCAGCACCCGCGAGAGCGTCGCCGGATAGGTTCGCCATCTGCGACAGCAGGTACTGCGGCGGGATCTGCCCCGTGGAGAAGAACTGCACCAGGAAAGACTCGAGAACCTCGATGTAGTTCCCAAGGTTGGACTCCGGGAGGTCGAAGACCTTCGTCTCACCACCGGGGAACGCGAGAAGCCGGTCAACACCCACGCGACCAGGAGTACTGAGCAACGGCATTGGGTTTCCGTTGCCGTCGACCACGAGCGAGTTGTCTTCATTCCTGCGGTACAGGATGTTCCCGTCGCGGTCCTTCATCACCGGGTCGAACCCGACGACGATGCGCTGACGGAACGCTGAGAACTGCATCGCGAGGAGCGTGTTGAACCGGATCGTGTTGATCGCGTCCTGCTGAGGGATGAGCGAGTCCATCGCAGACCACGGCATGCCCTTGTCGTTCACCGTGTAGTCGTACAGGGCGAACGGAACGCGCCGCATGGGGTGCGTGCCCTCGTCTGTGAACACCCATTCGCCGGTGCCGGCGTAACCGCCGCGCTCGAACCGCACCATCGACGTGCTGTCGTAGACGATGCCGACCGTCTTCTGCTGTGTCGTGACACCTGACGGCAGCACGAACCCCGACAAGGTGGGCGAGATCTCGTTAACCGTGAAGATCTTCGCCGCCCAAAGGGGCGTATACGGGTCGTCGGGGTCCATCTCGACGTGCACACGCAGCAGCGACTCCGGCCGGATGATCGGTCGCGACCGGTCGGCCAGGTTCGGCCAGCACGACGCGATACCTCGACCGTGCAGCAGCATCGACTCGTAGATCGACGACTGCCGTGACGGGAACTTGTTCGCTTTGAACACGTCCCACATCTGCTTGTCGACGTCGTCGCCCTTGCCAGTACGGATGGAGTCCGTACGGAGACGCTGCACCGGCGCCGACTTCGCGATCGTGAAGTAGTTCGCGACCGACTGCTCCCGCAACTCCCCGTACTCCGTGTTCACACCCTGCGGCGCGAACGGGAGATCCTGATCGCCACGGTCGTACCGTTCACGCTTCTCAATAACCGGCGCACGCTTCTTGAGCTCATGCTCAGCGCGAGCCAACCGGTCACGGGCGACACTCACATCCATGCGTCCCCCGTCCGTGATGTCTAGTTGAATCCATAGAACGTCGTGGACGTCTCGTGTCTCTTGCGCTTGTCCAGGTCACCCGCGGCGATCGCGTCCGACACGGCCTCGTGGGCAAGCGCGGACGACATGGCGAGGTCGATCTTCTGCGTTCCCGACGCCTTGCCAAGGATGTACGTCTGCCGGCGCAACCCGTTCGGGTCCGACTGCACACCACGGGCCCGCTCGACAGCGTTGCGGATGTGCTGAGCCGTGAACTGGCAGTCATCATGGGTAAACCCGGAATCCGGGTTGGTGACATCCGTCTTAAACGATTCCAACGCCGCATGCATTGGAGACAGGCGGTACGTCGGCCACTCGAGAACGACCTTGTCGCCGTACTTGCCCTGCAACTGCGCGATCTCCGACCCCCACAGCGGCGGGTCCAGGTACGCACGGACCACGTCGTAGTTCGCGAAGATGTCATCCCACGCGGCCATCACTTCACCGCGCGGCACCTGATGACCCGGCCAGATGGCGGGGTTCCAGATCGTGCGGCGCGTACCTCCGTGGTACAGCGGGGTGAACTGGAAGCGGTCGAGCGTCTCGAGGCGGATACCTGTCCAGTCGTCCTTGTCCGACCCATCGAACCCGGCGCACACAGGAACCGACTTCGGTCGGTCGCGAACGACCAGCTTCGACGCCCAGGCACCGTCCGGCATCCACTGACCCGAACCCATAGTCGGCCGGTTCCCGTAGAACCGTGCCGCCTGATTCGGATCCTTCCGCGCCAGCTTGGCCGCGTCGATCTCGATCCGCTCGAGGTCAACCCACCCTGAGGTGCGATCACCCCTCCGGTTGAACTTCAACGCCGAATCGCCGTACACGACCTGATGAATCCGGTGACGGTCCTTCTTGTTCGAGTACGACAGAGTCTCAGGCGCCTGCACGTGGTCTACGTAGTCGGTTTCCTCGCCGCCCTCAGCGATCTGCTGAGCGACCGAGTTCTCCGCCAAGTCCCAAGCATTCGTGGTCAACATCGCCCGACCGCCCGTACCCGACAGGCCGCGGTACTGCGTATCCGCCAGATACCGCATGTTCGGAGACGTCCACGTACCCACCTCATCCTGAGGGGCGAACGTGATGCGCGCACCAAGACGAGACAACGCCTTAGACGTGACCGGCTCCACCCACCCTTGACCGGGCAGGTTGATGCGCGTCTCACCGGTGTCCGGGATGACGTCCGCGAGCGGCCCCATCTGAATCATCGGGAGAAGGACTTTCCAGATGTTGTCCGTCTGATCTTCGCTGTACGCCGTCACCTGAATGATGGGCGTAGGCCACGGGCGCGCAACGGGTTCACCGTTCGCGTCCCAGCCGGCGAACAACACGTCTCCGACAGCCTCAGCGCAGATCATCGCCGACGTGATCGGAGCCTTGCCCCACTTCTGCGGCTTCACCAGCAGCGACCGCGTGTGCTTCCACGCCGTCTGCCACCGCGCCTGCGTCGCATCCGGCTTCAACCGGTAGTGATGCACCAGAAACGTCAACTGCTCATCGGAGAGCAGGAACGGGGCGCCCGCGTCCTCCCGATCGGGGACAACACAGTGCGACTCGATCCACTCAGCGACAGCCCAACCGAGAGAAGGAAACTCCCCCTCGTACTCAGGACCACGCCAAGGCATTAGCCGACGATCTTGAGCTTGGCCCGCTTGTCCGCAGTCCGAGACGGCGCAGCGTTGTCTTCACGCTTCTCGGCAACCTCGTCGGCGACAACCTCCCACAACAGGGAACGCATCGCCTTCGGATTCAACCCGAGACGGTCCTCCATCTGGCGAACCTCGCCGAGGATCGCAGCGGCCGGGGCACCTTCACCACTCTCGATGATGTCGAGCAAGAGCGCATACCGGGCAACCACCCGCGTGTACCCCAAACGCTCCCACGCCGCAGCCTGCGGAGTCGACCAGAGCACGGCCCACACGTCAGGTTCCGTCGCGCGCAACGGCCACACCGGGGCAACACCGACACGACCGCCAGCAGGAAGCAGAGTCTTACCGACCGACGCGTTGCGACGGCGCCGAGCAGACGGATCAGAGGGGGCAGGACCGGGCATGAAGCACCTCCTGAGAGCCTTGCGCCCTCATCGGTGAGGCCAGCGAGCATTGCACTCGACCAGCGGTGGAATGGGCCGACCAGCGACCCTCAAACCCGTAC